CCACTTCAGTACCGTAGTTTGCTTCAAATGCTTTTTGCCCTGCGTGCAATGCTTGACCGTATGAACCATGTTGATGATGTAGCCCACATAATGGTATTGCCTGCAAATAATGACTGCGCTGTGCCATGCCCACACCATGCCTGATGTGATGTATGCAAGGTGCAGTATAACCGAACCCTTCCCTTATGCAAACAATGCAACCTATTTGGCTTAATTTATCGTAATGCTGACGTTCTGCTTTTGTCATCTAAGCCTTCTATTAATTGCCTTAAATTATCAACTTGGTTCAATTCTGCTATTTGCAAACCATAATCACTTGACCGCAATGCAAATGTTTCGCCATTGGATTTTGTAGCTAAATCGCCTTTTTTTCTTAATTTTGCCTTATTAAAAAAATCTGCTTTATCCATCCAGCCTGTTATGGTTAATGTCCTATTGTGCTTATGCACCACGCTAAAAATGTAAACATCAGTTGCATAGTTTTTTTGCGCTTCAAATACATTTGCAATGTAACTTGGCTTTGGTAATCCATTATAAGAATTAGCTTTAATGTCAATTTTAATGCCTTTGTAAAGCATATCAATACCGCAATCAGATTCTTTCATAATTGGTGGCAGTTCATAACCAAATAAATCCATGATTGCACATTGCGCCACCATGCCAACCAACTGGTCAACCTTGCTACCGTTATCGCTGTCACGTTTGCCATAGTTATTATTATTAACCAAATACCAGCCATGCTCCATAATTTCATTTGTAATAGCAAAGTTATACATTGTTAATCCTGCAACCAAATATTGTGCTGTGCCGCAAAGCGTTCAACACGCGCCATAAAATCGTTTAATTCATCAACCTTGCAGTCTGCCGTTGATTTTAATTCAGTAATCAATTTGCCACTTGATGTGCGATATTCGTTATATCCCAACCATCTATCTTTAAACATCACCTTCCACCAATGATGATTGTGGTATTCACCATCAGCCGCTTTAACATTGTCGGCAATTTCAGCAAATAGTAAATGCAACCGATTGTTCTGTGGCAATGACCGTTTAGGTTCTTGACCACATTCTTTACACTTCATTTTGTGTCAGTTCCTTATGTCTTTTTTTGGCTTCATCAGCAGTCGCAAAATTAAATCCATGATTTACGTCTTTATGCCACAAATGGTATTTAGGCGGTTCACCAGTCTTGCAAATAGTCCAATTCCCATTTTGTATAAAGTATTTATCTTTGCCCTGTGCATTTTTACCTTGTTTCCACACTAAGCAAATTCCTGTGCCGCCACAACTGAACTTTCAGGAAAGTTTTCAGGGTTTCTTAATATGCGTTTTGCCCATGCACGATAATCAGTTTTTGGCTTTAGCCTTTCTGAAATAAAGTTGTTTAATTTATCAATGTGCTGTTTGTTTTCAATATAGCTAACTGGCGCAGGCAATGCTAAGTAAACTGGTTCAGCAGGCTTGCACAATGCAATTATGTCGGCAGGTTGTGGAATCTTATTTGGCTTATCAGTCCATGTGTCAAATGCTTTGCCAACAACATTAAAATCAAATCGTTCAAGTTTGTGCCACCATATTCTAAGCATTTCTTTTTCAGGTTGTGGCTTAGAATAAATTATATAAATTGCTTTCACCATTTCGGCAAATGCCCTTTTGTCAGATTCAATCATATAGCTTCCTAAAATGGGTTCATATCAATAACAGGCTGTTCATCTTGCCAACTGCCAGCGTTAATGTAGCGTTCAGGATGTTTAATATATTTACCATCTTCTTTTGTCCAATCGCTTGATTCCCTTTGCCATGATAATGCAAACAAAACATCATCTAATGGCGGTTTGTGTTTATGCCATGCTTGTTTTGCTTTTTGCTTATCTTTTTTCTTTGGATATGCTTTCCAAAATTGTTCAAATTCATCATCAAGCGCATTTGCGCGAATAGGTTTACTTGCCTTAACTAAACTAACCTTACCTATACTAACCTGTGATTCCACTTTGGCAACATCTTGGAAACATTGTGTATCCATTGTGTAAACATTGTTGTCTTTTAAGGATAATTTAGCCTTTTCATCAATGTAAACGCTTGGCTTATATCGGTCTTTTTGTATTAAGTTGTGAATTTTCCAATGCTTAATTACACACACACCACTTTCAAACGGTATGACAAAATTCTTTGCCATTAATATCTTCAAATCATCATCTGCACAACCAATCATTCGCTGTATTTTTTTAGCATTATTTATAAATCCATCATCATCAGCACGCATTGATAAATGAAAATATAACGATTGTGTTGAACATGGCATGTCTAAAAAAGCATCACTATCAATTATGGTTTTTGCAAACATTCTGCGTTCAGCCATTTCTTACCCCCATAAAAAAAGGCTTCAACTACTGACTCCATTTTTGTAAAATGGTTGGAAGAACGGTTTTAGTAACCGCCAGTCAGTATGTGAAGCCCCACTAAATTAATCACTTCCAAGTGATTTTTAAATCTTAATTTATATAATTTTATTTTGCAAGCATTTATTTTTTTGCCCTTTTTAGCCAAAATTACCTGTTTTAGCAATTTAAACATGCCCAGCAAAGCCATTTTTAAGCGTTTTGGCGCGTTTTAATGGTCGCGCATATACTAGCCTTAACGTCTTGTGGATATAATGTGTATTAAATCGCTTAAATCTGTGGATGAATTGTGGATAACTTTTTGTCAAAATAGGCAAAATTGTGGATAACTTTAGTCGTTTAAATAGGCAGAAATGGCATTTTTTGCGTCATCAAAACCATAGCAAACGACTGATTGATACCCAAGCAAAGTTGCTAAACCTAAAAAATCTTTTTGGTTTTCTTGCAATTTTCCGCCCTTAGTTTTCATTTCAATAAACATTCCATGCCAGCCATTTTTAGGAATCATTAAGAATAAATCAGGCACGCCAGCAACAACACCTTCGGCTTTTAATTTTACGGCTGTCCGAATATGACGCGCACCACCATTTGGAATTGCCCAAAGGCATTTTGCAAATTTTGGATGTTGCAACCTAAACCAATTGACTAAGTTTACTTGTTCCTGATGTTCGGTAGTTTTCATGCAATAATTTTACCATTAAAAATAATTGCAAAATAATTGCTAAACCCTATTGCCATGCAATAAAAGCATAGGTAATATGCAGTTGTGGTTGCACAACACATAACGGAAACTAAAGGAAACTAAAATGAAAAATCAAATTAACGCGACACAAATGAAACAAGGCGATGTAATAAGTTTTTATGGTGCTGAATTTACTTTAGGTGAAGTGTTTAAATCAAAATGCCATGATGATGATACTTATTACGCAAAAGGCATTTGCACAAAACTTTCTGCACAAATATTAAATAATAATTATTTTTATAATGCAATTACTGGCGAATATAGCTGGACATTTCAAGGTAATAAATTAGCAACATTAATTAAAGTAAATTAACCATAGGGGCGCAAGCCCCTTAACGGAAACTAAAGGAAACTAAATGAAACGCATCAAACCCGAATATGACCTAGATTTTTCAGAACACATTCCTGTAAACATCAACGCACTTGTTGACCAATACCTTACCAACTGCCCAAATCTGTCTGACTACATTGAAGAAACAGAATTAATCAGCGACCAAGTGCTGGTGATTCTGTATGACGCTGAAGATGACAAACTTGGGCGCATCAAAGATTTATACAATAAACGCATCAGCCAGTTTGCCGACTTTGTTGAATCATCTTATGACTATAACGACCATGCCGCATGGGTCTTTGAACAAGCAAGGGATTACTAAAATGATTGATTATAAAAAACCACCTAAACCCAAAACCGACTGGGCTGAAATTGTTATTGGTAGCGTCTGCTTTATTGGCGTGCTTTTAATGGCTTGTGCAATTATCTTTTTATTGGCGGTGTAACTATGAGCTATGCAAAACTTAGGGCTATTAACGTAAACGCCCAAACAGAAAAAAAAGGCAACTTGACCTACTTGTCCTGGACATGGGCAGTTGATGAATTACTTAAAGCAGATGAAACCGCAACATGGGATTTTCCCGAACCAAAATATTATGGCGAAACCGTTATGGTGTTTTGCAACGTCACAGCATTTGGCAAGACCATGAAGATGCAACTGCCAGTAATGGACAATCGCAACCAATCTGTTATAAACCCCGACAGCCGCAAAATTAGTGATGCGTCTATGCGATGCCTTGCCAAGTGTATTGCGTGCTTTGGAATCGGTTTGTATGTGTATGCTGGGTCAGATTTACCGCAACTTGAAGCGGATGATTATTTAGCTGAATTAACTGAATGCCAAACCCTTGCAGAATTGCAAGAAAAGTATTTAGCCATAATGCCGCTATTCAAAAAGAACGCACAGGAACTGGCGCAAATTACCAAAACAAAAGACATGATGAAAACAAAATTAGCAAAGGATATTAAATGAAACAACATAGATGGCACAAAGAAATAAAGGCATGGGCTGATGGTGCAGAAATTGAATTTTTAGAAAATGGATGGTGGCTTGATGCTGGCGAACCTGAATGGAATGAAGATTGCAAATACCGAATTAAAAAACATCCTAAAGACCAACAATATTTGTATGCTTATGAAAGAAAGGATAATGGTGATATTTTATTTTCATCAATATTAGAAGAAGAAGTAAATGTGGTTTATCAATACTTAGGCAAAATTAAACTAGAGGTGAATGATGATTATTGATTGCGTTTACCACTTAAAACCGCCAAGCCAACAAATAGTGCAATTGCGTGAAGCTAAAATTCAACAATGCAAATTATTACTTGGCGATAAATACTTACTTGCAAAGCCAGTACCTAAAAAGGAAACTAAATGAACGAACCCCAGCAATCGGAAGAATGGTTTGCATCTAGATTAGGTAAAGTGACTGCCAGCCAAATTTCCAATGTTTTAGCCACCGTCAAAACAGGTGAAGCGGTGACGCGCCGCAATTACCGTATGCAATTAGCTTGTGAACGCCTTACAGGGCGCAAAGCAGAAGCCACCTATACCAATCATCACATGGAACGCGGAAACGCCTTAGAACCGCTTGCACGCGCTTTGTATGAAGTTAAAAAAGGCGTCATGGTGGATGAAATTGGTTTTGTGCAACATCCGACCATTGAAATGGCAGGCGCAAGCCCTGATGGACTAATTGATGGCGGTAGCATTGAAATCAAATGTCCCACGCAAGCAAACCATTTTGAAACCGCATTAAAAGGAACTGCGCCA